GAAACCATTAAGAAAAGTAAAGTAACCGTCAAACATGGTGACGTATCTGAGGTTGTAGTTTTTTGGGGGTTGGAGGAAGCGCAGGCTTTAAACAAGTTTATAAAGAACGTGCCTTCTCCGATAACAAGAGACTATGATTGGCCCGGCATACATCCTCCAATGGCGCATCAAAAGACTACAGCTTCTTTTTTAACTCTTAACCGCCGAGGGTTTTGTTTTAATGAACAAGGCACAGGCAAAACAGCTTCGGCTATTTGGGCAGCGGATTACTTAATGGAGCGCGGGATCATTAACCGTGTATTAGTAATTTGTCCATTATCTATTATGCAATCGGCATGGCAAGCTGATCTGTTTAAATTTGCAGTGCATCGTACCGTTAACGTAGCCCACGGCAGTAGAGAAAAGCGTAAAGACGTTATTAACAGCCCTTCTGAGTTTGTCATCATTAATTTTGATGGCGTAGCAGTCGTTGCCGACGATATTAAAAATGCAAAGTTTGATTTAATTATTATTGACGAAGCTAACGCATATAAAAATGCGCGTACTAAGCGATCCAAAATAATGAAAGAAATCGTTAATCATAAAACATGGATATGGATGATGACGGGTACTCCAGCAGCGCAATCTCCATTAGATGCGTATGGCTTGGCTAAACTATGTGTGCCTGAACGTACACCGCAATTGTATGGCGCGTTTAGGGATACAGTTATGACACAGCTTACAAGGTTTAAGTGGGTGCCAAAACCACAGGCTGAAGCTATCGTACACAAGCTACTACAACCGGCAGTTCGATTTACAAAAGCAGAATGCTTAGACCTGCCAGACGTTACCCACGTATCACGCGTTGCGCCTATGAGTCCCCAACAGTTAGCGTATTACCAGCGACTAAAGAAAGACTTTTTAATACATGCGGCTGGCGAAGATGTATCTGCGGTTAATGCAGCGGCTAACCTTACTAAGCTACTGCAAATATCTGGCGGCGCTGTATATACAGATAACAAAAATGTTATGGAGTTTGACGTATCGTCTCGACTTAACGTAGTGCTAGAAGTTATTGAAGAAGCTACTGCAAAAGTTTTAATATTTGTTCCGTTTACGCACACCATTAATTTGTTAGAAACTTTTTTAACAAAAAACAATATTACTTGCGAAATAATTAACGGTAGCGTGCCTGTTAACAGGCGTACGGAAATATTTAAAAAGTTCCAAGAAGAAACCGACCCTAAAGTTTTGTTAATACAACCGCAAGCTGCTGCACATGGGGTTACGCTAACCGCCGCAAATGTAGTAATCTGGTATTCCCCCATTACATCTATTGAATATTATCTACAAGCTAATGCTCGTGTGCATCGTCAAGGACAGAAAAATCCCGTAACTGTTGTTCACATAGAAGGCAGTCCTGTAGAAGATAAGCTATATAAAATGTTGCAAAATAAACTTGAGTTCCATACAAAAATAATTGAATTGTACAAACAAGAAGTTGAAGAAAACACTTGACAGTGTAAAGAACACTGGTATGATAAAGGCTGGCATCTTTATCAAAGGAGTGAAACATGGATGTGCCAGTTGATAAAATTGTCGCCACATACGTTAAGATACGCGACAAAAAAGAAGAGATATACCGCGAATATAAGTCTAAAACTGCGGAGCTAGAAGAACAGATGGCTACCTTGAAGTACAAGCTACTTGAACTATCTAAGCAAACCGGAGCCACTAGCTTTTCCACCCCTGATTATGTTGCCTACCGAACCGTTAAGAACCGTTACTGGACTAACGATTGGGAAAGCTTCTATAGCTTCATGCAAGACAACAACATAATGGAAGTATTGGAGAAGCGTATTCACCAAACTAACATGAAGGAGTTTATAGACCAGAACCCTGACATTCACCCGCCGGGACTAAACATAGATAGTGAATACGAGTTCACCATCAAACGTAAATAACTAGGAGAAATAAATGAGTGATCTTACTCTGTTTCAATCAAACAATCTGCCCGACTACTTAAAAGACGTTGAGCTTGATGACTTAACTAAATCGCTTGCTGGCAATACTTCAGTAAAACGAATATCTATTCGTGGTGGCGTGTTCCGCATGATGGTTAACGGCGAAGAAATTGCTAAGAATGAAAACCGCGCTATGAACATCGTTATCGTTAACGGTGGTCGCGATGTTGCCCGCCAATACTACGCAGGTAAATATGTTCCCGGTGAGGTTGCACCTCCCGACTGCTGGTCAAACGACGGTAGAAATCCCGATGTAAGTATTGAAAGCCCGCAGAGTTCGTCATGCGAAGGTTGCCCACAGAACATAAAAGGTTCAGGCCAAAATGATTCGCGTGCTTGCCGATTCCAACAGCGATTAGCAGTCGTTCTTGCTGATGATATTCGTGGTGATGTGTACCAGTTGACCTTACCATCAAAGTCTATCTTTGGTCGTGCGGATACAGACAAGATGCCGTTCCAACAGTACGCTAAGTACGTGGGTTCGCAAGGTAAGAACATCAATACGCTTGTTACTGAAATGCGTATGGATTCTGATAGCGATACGCCGAAGCTAACATTTAAACCAGTACGATTCTTGTTACGTGAAGAATGGGAGATTGCCCGTGAGAAAGGTGACAGTCCGGCAGCTAAATCAGCGATTATCCAAACTCCGGCGGCAATTGATGGGCCGAAGAGATCAGCGCCCGTCATGGCTATCAAAGAGAACTCCCCCAGTGAAGTACCTGAACCGACCAAGCGTGTATCAAAAAAGAATGCAGAGCCTGCTCCTAAAAAAGACTTTGCTGACGTAATCAATAGCTGGTCATCTGATGACGACGATTAAGCTATGGATAATCGAGGTTACGCTTCCAGAATTATCAAAGCGAACTTAGAAGCAGATACAGAAAGCCTCGGCGTAGTGCTGGGGCGATTCTGTATTCAAAAAGAGATACCTGTTTCAGACGTTGCCGAATACTTTAAAGTTAGCCGCATGACTATTTATAAATGGTTTGTAGGCGAATGGATACCCCGTCAGAAGAAAGCGGAGAAGATATTGGAGATGCTGAAGAAGGCTAAGTTCAAACTATAACAATCGGCATGGACGGTACAAATGGCAAAGGCAAGTTTGCTATCAGTAGTGCTACCTCAAAACGGAGGATGGTACTGCATTGTAGGATTAAAAAAATCCGGTATGCCAAAGCAGGTCTTTGTGCAGACCTTGGAGGAAGTAGAGAAAGAGGCAGACGCTTTATTATCTAAGCATTACGATGTTTATTTTGCGTGTTCAAAGTACGAGAACAACAATACGCGAACGACTGATAACGTCAAAGCAATCCAAGCATTTTGGTTAGACATTGACTGCGGCGAAGGTAAGCCTTACGAAACACAAGCTGATGGTATTGAGGCGTTAAAGAATTTTTGTGCTACCACAGGCTTACCTAAACCAACCCTTGTTAACTCTGGTCGTGGCGTGCATGTTTATTGGACGCTTACAGAGCCTATAACCAGACAGCAGTGGAAGCCTGTAGCGGACCGACTAAAGGCCGTGTGCCATGAATGTGGGTTAGAAGCTGACCCTGCACGAACAGCCGACGCTGCATCTATTCTTCGTATCCCAGAAACAAAAAATTTTAAGGTTGACCCTGCATTAGATGTAACGCTAATGCACGCCGCAGCAGATGTGGAGTTTGAGGGTTTTCGCACAGCTCTCGGCGGCAACTTTGACGAAGTGCCTGACTACATACCACCGCAGATCAATGAGTTAACACGCTCTTTGATGGGTAACAAGCAGCATAGATTTTCCACGATCCTTAATAAGATAGAAAAGGGTACAGGATGTCAGCAGCTTGGGACGTTTATTAAAGAACAAGATACGTTAGATGAGCCTCGTTGGAGAGCGGCTTTATCTATACCGGCGTATTGCGTTGATTCAGATACTGGCATTCATACGGTATCAGAGAAGCACCCTGAGTACACGCCCGGGGCAACCGAGGCAAAAGTTGCCAAGATTAAAGGGCCGTACACCTGTGAAGCGATTGAGCGTATCAACCCCGGTGGGTGCGACAACTGCCCACATAAAGGCAAAATAACGTCACCTATTACTCTGGGTACAGAAGTTATTGAGGCAACAGAAGAAGATAATAAAGTAGAACTACTTACCGCCGACGCTAGTAAACCAGTCACTTACACTATTCCTGACTATCCGTATCCATACTTTAGAGGCAAAACAGGCGGAGTCTATCGGCGTAGTGATGATGAAGACGAAGATGCTGTACTGATATATGAGCATGACCTGTACGTGGTCAAGCGTATGAAAGACCCTCAGAGCGGCGAGGTTATTTGGATGCGGCTGCATACACCCAAAGATGGAGTTAAGGAATTTGCCTTACCTGCTGTAGACCTGCTAACCACAGATAAGCTACGAGAGAAGTTGGCATGGTTTGGTATCTTGGCTATGAAAAAGCAGATGGATGCAATCATGGCCTACATAGTTAAGTTTGCTAAAGAACTACAATTTAAAGAAGGAGCAGACATTATGCGCACTCAGTTCGGATGGACTGAAAAAAGTAAATCATTTGTGCTAGGCGATACAGAGCTATGCGCTGATGGTGAC